ATCAACCACCGTCACTGTGACGGATGCCGCTGGCGGGTACATCACCAATGATTACGTCACGTTTACAGGTGGAACGGCAGTGGGTGGCCTGACCATCTCAGGCGAATATCAGATCACTGTCACGGGCGCAACCACTTACACCATCCAAGCCGCATCTGCGGCGACATCCACTGCCACTGGCGGGGGCACTGTCTATGCCGTGTATCAGATCAATGTTGGCCCTGCATATGCAGTTCCGCTGGTTGGTTGGGGCGCTGGCCCATGGGGTTCTGGAACGTGGGGTAATGGCACAGCATCCACCGACTCCTTGCGGTTGTGGAGCCAATCCAACTTTGGTGAAGACCTGGTTTTTGGCCCCCGTGGCGGGCCAATTTACTACTGGGATGCGTCAGTAGGCTTCCTTGGGTCCACCTTCACCGTAACGATTGCCAGTCCTGGCGTTCTGTCCACCAGCCTGAACCTTGGCAATGGAACAGCGCTGGTATTGAGAACCACAGGTGCTCTGCCCACTGGCCTACTGGTGGGCACGGTCTATTATGTTGTGAACGTAGCCGGGACGCAGTTCAGTTTGGCCGCAACCCCTGGCGGGTCTGCAATCACCACTTCTGGGTCCCAATCAGGGGTGCATTCTTTTTCTCCTCGCGCTATCCCAGTGACATCGTTGGATGGCGCATCCAGCGTACCGATTATTCAAAACTTCCTTTTGGTATCGGACGTGAGCCGATTCGTGTTTTGTTTTGGCACCAATGACATTGGAGCAGTGACTCAAGACCCCATGCTGGTACGCTGGTCGGATCAGGAATCGGTTGTCGAATGGTCCCCCGCTGTGACCAATCAGGCAGGAAGTGTGCGCTTGTCAAGGGGCTCGCAGATCATCACAGCCCTCCAAGCTCGACAAGAGGTGCTGGTATGGACAGATTCAGCGCTGTACTCACTTCAATACCTTGGGCCTCCCTATGTGTGGGGCACACAGATTTTGGGCGACAACATCTCAATTGCCAGCGAAAACGCCGTGGCCCTTGCCTCTGGCGTAGTGTATTGGATGGGCGTGGACAAGTTCTACATGTACGATGGCTCGGTCAAGACGCTCAACTGTGACCTGCGTCAGTATGTGTTTGAGAACATTGACAAGGGACAATACGAACAGGTATTTGCCGGAACCAACGAAGGCTTCAACGAAATCTGGTGGTTCTACGTCAGCACGAGCAGCACCGGATATCAAATAGATAGCTATGTTGTCTTTAATTACGCCGAGAACCAGGGGCAGGGCTGCTGGTACTACGGATCGATGGCCCGCACAGCTTGGCTCGATACAGGCTTGCGCGATTACCCCTTGGCGGCCACGTACAGCTACAACATCGTGAATCACGAGCAGGGCGTGGACAACAACGAAACAGCAACCACGCTGCCAATTGAGGCGTTCATCACCTCCGCTGAATTTGATTTGGAAGATGGGGACAGATTTGGGTTTATCTGGCGGCTGCTGCCAGATGTCAAGTTTGTTGGGTCAACTACAGCAAGCCCTCAGATCACCATGTACCTGAAGCCCATGCAGAACTCAGGCTCTGGGTATAACTCCCCATCTTCTTTGGGCGGTTCCAATAATGCTTCTGTGACGCGCACCGCAACGGTTCCAATCGAGCAGTTTACAGGGCAGGTATATATTCGGGTCCGTGGCCGCCAGATAGCGATGGAGTATCGCTCTACTGCGCTGGGCGTGCAGTGGCAGGCAGGATCGCCTCGCATTGATGTTCGATTTGACGGAAGACGCTGATGGCAACGGTCATCTCTCGCATTCTCCGTGCCTTCAGGGCCCCTGCTTTACCTATTTCGGCACGGGATTATGGGAAAGCGGATGAGGATAAATTCCGAAACGTATTGCGTCTGTACTTCAACCAGATCGACAACACGTTTGGGGCCTTGCTTGACTCCGGAGGGGGCAAGTTCATCAACTTCCCCTATGGGGCATTTTCCAGCGATCAGGATCAAACTACCACGGCCAACACGGCCACCCTGATGACGCTAAACACCACAGACTTTGCCAACGGGGTCAGCATTGACACGTCCAAGATCACTGTGGAAAACGCCGGTATATACAACCTCCAGTTCTCAGCGCAGTTCCAAAACACGGACAACGCCATACAAGACATCAGCATTTGGCTAAAGCAAAATGGCACAGACATTCCAGGCTCTACGGGCCTTGTATCTATCCCCGCCAGGAAGAGCGCATCAGCCGGGGAAGAAGCCCACCAGATCACCGGATGGAACTATTTTGTGTCCATGCAGGAAAACGACTACATCCAAATCTACTGGTCAACAACGCTTGCTTCAGTGACAATTCAGTACTACGCCGCCACCACAGGCCCAGTGCGCCCCGCAACCCAATCGGTTGTGGCAACCCTTTCGTTTGTATCCGCCCTTCCCCCGGCTTAAAATGATACGATCCCCTTACCCTTTTTGCGCAAGGAATTACCATGGCAACTAACCCACAAGGCATCATGGCGCTGCCTGAGAACGATCAGATGACCAGTCCTCAGGCCGAAATGCCCCAGATGACCCTTGATGATTCCTATGACGCAGTCACCAAGGGGTTGGAAAACGCCAGCCCTGAGGCTGCCCTGGCAACCAAACAGGCCCTTGCGCAAATCACCCCTCATTTGGAAGCGTTGCCCCCGGATCAACTTGAAGCGTTGATGCGGATTTTTCAGTACCTCTACGACCACCCGGAAGAGTACAAGGAAAAAATTGCTGACCTCGTTGCGCACGGCAAGTTTGAGCAGGGCGACTTTCCTGAAGAATACGACCCAGAATTCCTGTCCGTTTTGATTTTGGCGGCCATGGATGTGCGCCGCCGGGGACAGAGTCAGGCTCCTGAGCAGGCAATGGCCCCTCCCCCGGGGATGGCCCGGGGCGGTATTGCAGAAGCTGCCCATATGGCAATGTCCAAGGGCCGTGGCAATGACACCATGCTGGCCCACATTACGCCAAAAGAGGCGAAGATGCTGCGCTCCAAAGGCGGCGCGGGCATCATCAACCCCGCCACGGGTTTGCCAGAATACGACCTTTGGTCCGATTTCCGTGACGCTGTTACCGCCCCTGCCCGGGCCGTGATTGATGTCGCCAAACAAGTGGTTGCAAGCCCAATTGGGCGGGTCTTGGCTACTGTGGGCTTGGCAATGGTCATGGGCCCCGCAGCTTTTGGTTTGAGCGGGGCGCTGGGTACCGCAGCTTCCATGGCTGTTGCTTCCGGGGCGGTTACTGCCATTGGTGGCGGCAACATTTCCGACATCCTGAAGAGCGCTGCGATCGGCGGGGCCACGGCCTTCTTTGGCGCTCCTGGAGGTGCGGTCTCCAACTTTGTTGGCGGCGCAGTGACCAATGCTGCGGCCAATGCAGCCATCAGCGCGGGTATTGTTGGCACAGGTATAGGCCTCGCAACAGGTAAAAACTTGCAAGATTCGGTCAAAGACGGCTTGGTTGCAGGGGCTGTTTCCGGCCTTGTGACCGGGATGGACAAAGGATTCACCACCGACATGACGGCTGCCAAGACGGGCGTGATTGGGGAGCCTTCGGGCCAGCCCGGACAGCCAGGGGCACAGGGCCAGCCTTCGCTGACCCCGGAGCAGGTCCAAGCAAACATTCAACGACAAGCTCAGCAGACCGCCCAACAAACAGCGCTGGACCAATCTGGCGTAAATCAGCCACTGACTGGGCCCCAGGCTTCTATGCCCCAAGGCGCTCCTTCGGGTGCGGCCGCAGGCCCTGGTGGCGCTGCTGCCCCAAGTGGCCCTGCCCCCGGCTACCAAGTGCCCAGCATGGCCGAAGGCGCTGCCAACATGGGCAAGGGCATCATGCAGATGCTGCCCGGAACTGAGGGAACGGTGGGCGCAGGCTACGACCAGTTTATGCAGGGCGCAGGCCAAGTGTTTGCGCCCAGCCCCACTGCGCAGCAAGTGGCCGACTATGCCTCTGCAAACAACATGTCCGTTGCGGACGCTGCAAAAGTGATGTCTCCGGGCATCATGCGCACCTACGGCCCTGGTATTGCGGCGGGTATTGCTGCAACAAAAGCCTTTGGCGGGTTTGATACCCAACCTACCACTCCCAGCGCTGCCCGGTCAGATGTGGAAGACCGCTTGGCAAAGGAACGTGCTGAAGTGGCAAACAATCCGGGTAAATACGTACCTCAGGGCATCCCCGGTCTTGTCTACAACGACAGGGGCGAAATCATTGGCTCCAAGCCCTGGAGCAGCACGGCCACCATAAACGATGTTCGGGTGGATACCCCCGACTATGTGCCGCGCCCAACCAATGTTATGGGCTCCAACTACCAGTTGCCGCAGAACACTCTCACTTCTCGCCCCGGTAACCAGTCCATCTATCAGCCGTACAACACGGCCAGCATGTACAGCAACATCATGCCTCCTCTCGCCTATGCTGACGGAGGCTACGCAACGCAGCCTCCTATCCATGCGTTTGGCGGAGGGCTTACAGACATGATCAGGAAAATAGAGGCCCTCACGCAGCCTGCTGCGGAACAACTTAGGTCAGCAAATAACGCCATCAGCAACGTTTCTACCGCGCCGGTGACCTCGGCTCCAGTATCGGTGTCGCAGACCTTTGCCAGTAACCCATTCTCAAAGACTTTGCAATCACAAGACTTTGCTGCAAATGCCAGCCAGATTGAGTCAGATCGTGCTAATCGCGTAGCCAATGCTCAGCAAGAGTACGATGCCCGGTCCCGTGCCATGGCAGAGGCTTCACAACGGGCTTCCGCTGCGGGTACCGCCAGAGGCAGACGCATGTTCTTTGACCCTCGCATTGGCATTGCAAAGTCCATGCAAAGAGCCGAGGGCGGGATTGCCAATTTGTCTGAATCCAAGTACTATCCCCGTAAGACAGGTCATATCAGCGGCCCTGGAACGGAGACCTCCGATTCCATCCCTGCAATGCTTTCTGACGGCGAATTTGTCATGACCGCCAAGGCCGTAAAAGCCTTGGGCAAAGGTAACCGCAGAGCTGGGGCGAAAAAGATGTACGCCCTTATGCATCAACTTGAACGCAATGCGTCACGGGGATAAAAGATGGCTGATATAAGCGAAACGACCCAATATGTCCGGGAAGCCCCGGACATTGAGGCGTATAAAAAGAACCTAATGGCCGCTGCGGCGGCCTTAAAACCCCCAACTCTCCCTGCCTATCAAGTCTCGGGGATGACCCAAGACCAGCAAGAAGCCATCGCAGCAGGGCGTGAAGGCATTGGCGCGTTTGCCCCGTACCTTGAGTCTGGCTACAACGCCCTTGAAGCGGGCCGTGGGACCATTGGCGAGGCAGCCGATATATTGCGTGGGGCCGATACCCGTAATCAGTTTGCAGCGGCACAGACTGCGATGAATAATGCCGCAGTTCCTGCGGCGGCCATGGGGAAATTGGCAGATGCGGCAGGCGCAGGGATTGGGCAATTAACTCTTGGCTCAAAGGGAATGGGCACCTCCCAGGACTTGGCCTTGGCTGCTTCGGTCCAACCGGGGTTTGAACAGGGAATTGGTACGCTGGGATTGGGTGCCAAGCAGGGGGCTACGGCGGCCGCTGGACTGGGCGCTGCTCCTTTGGCAACGGCCGCAGGAAACGTGGCAGCTAAGGATGTAACTGCACAAAACATTCAAGCAGCCCAGATGGGCCCAGCTCAAAATGTGGCAGCTAAAGACATAACTGCGCAAAACATTCAAGCAGCCCAAATGGGACCTGCCCAACAGGTGCAAACTCAGAGTTTTGGGCAGCCGGGAACGGCTCAATCCATGATGTCGCCATACATGGATGCAGTGGTAAAAGCCCAGCAACGGGAAGCCCTGCGACAAGCCGGGATCATGGGCACGCAGCGTGCTGCCCAGGCCACGAAATCTGGGGCATTTGGCGGCTCCCGTCAAGCCATTGAGAATGCCGAAGCCCAGCGCAATCTGTCCACCCAATTGGGCGATATTGAGAGCACGGGTCTTCAATCTGCTTTCCAGCAGGCACAGGGCCAATTCAACACGGAACAGCAGGCACGACTGGCTGCACAGCAGGCCAATCAGCAAGCGGGTCTTACTGTTGGAGGCCAAAACCTCAATGCTCAGCAGCAGGCTGCTGTTCAAAATGCTGCCAACCAATTGCAAGCAAGCGGGATGTCTGCTCAGCAAGCCATGCAGGCTGCTTTGGCAAACCAGCAAGCTGGTCTTACTGTTGGAAGCCAAAACCTCAACGCTCAACAACAGGCGGCAGTTCAAAACGCCGCAAACCAATTGCAAGCAAGCGGCATGTCTGCTCAACAGGCCATGCAAGCTGCTTTGGCAAATCAAGGCGTTCAGCAGCAGACCAATCTGGCAAATCAGGCCATGCAGGGTCAGTACGGTCAGGCAGGCGCTCAGTTGGGGATGCAGGCTGCAGGCCTCACCCAGAACGTTGGTCAAGCTCAGCTTGGCGCTGCCAATCAGCAAGGCCAGTTGGGCCTGCAGGCCGCCAACCAGTACGGCCAGATGGCTGGACAGCAGGCGGGGCTGGCAAATCAGTACGCCAACATTGCAAGTCAGCAAGCCGGTATTCTTGGTCAGCAATCCCAATTGCAGCAGCAATTGGGACAAGGCATTGGCAGTTTGGCTGGTCAGCAGTTTGGTGTGGGCCAACAGATGGCCCAGGGCCTCGGTTCGTTGGCTACGCAGGGCGGCAATTTGGGTGTCCAGCAAGCTGCTTTGGGTCAAACGGCACAGCAGTTGGGCCAAAACGATGTCAACTTCCTGTACAACATCGGGGCACAGCAGCAGCGTCAAAGCCAAGCCGAGCTGGATGCATTGCGGGCAACCAAGATGCA